CCTGGATTGTCTATCTGTCCGTCATCATCGGCATCATGAACATCATACACTGGATCGTCATAGTATCTTTCAAAGGGTCGCTTAAATGATCCTGTTCCAGTAACATAGGGAGTCACGTTCATGGTAGCACCTTGGCATTGTATACCATTACCATAGGTGTTAGTTATATAAGGACCTTGCAAAACCTGTATTGCCTGGTTGGTTACTGAGCCAGAACTATTGGCGATTGGATTAGCAGTAGCACTAACTCCACCTACGTCTGCTGCATTTGCAGGGGTTGCAATTACACTTGTTGCAAGTATTAGACATATCTTCCTTATTGTGTGAATGTACTTGTTGTATCCGTTACGCTTTGAATCGTAGTGGTACGTTGAATTATCGTGTGATTTGATAGCCCAGGTCCAGAATAATTTTCGGAAAATTGAAAGCTTGCTCCTGGTACCGCTTGTTGGAACTGAGGTCTGTTGTTTAGGTCTAAACCATTCCATTGTGAAGTCACTCCATCTATAGTAATTGATGTCGAAGTAGTCCCTGTTGGTGCTAGACTACTCGAATCTGTTTCAACCCCTGTCCCAGTAACTACGTACTGCCAGCCTGTGTTATAATCCATACTGTTTATCGTCTCCGTTACGGTAGACGTTGTTTCTGTATGGCTCGTCATACTACCCTGCGTAAAATTTGGGACCACGGGGACGGCCAACGCAGGGGAAGGTAATAACAGTAGTACTGCTATGATCCTTTTCATCTTAGTTCAGTGTTATTTCACTTACAAATTGTCCAGTGGTCACAGTTCCTGTTCCACCACCGACTGCTGTTACTACATGTTGTGACGTAACAGTACCTGTACCAGTACCACTACCAACAGCAACTGTTGTTAAGTTACCGAAAGGTGAGTTAGTACCTACAACAGTGTTACTACCTACAGCATCTCCAGCAGTATAGCTTTGAGAGAAGCTGAATGCAGCACCGTCAACTTTTTGTTCTGCTACGACTACTGGGTTAGCAGCAGTACCACTAGAGTGGGCAGCAAGAGAACCAATGTATCCAGCATCATCACCTACTGAGGTGTCTACACCAGTTCCAGATACAGAATAACTGTTTCCTACTCTGATTGCCTGTGACGTAGCAGAGTTCGTTGTTAGTTGAACACTACTTGACAATCTATGGTGTAGTCCATTAGCATGTACAGCAGATCCCGCAAAAAATAACATCATGAAAGGAATAATTCTTTTCATTTATTTTAGAGATAATATACCTAGCTTATTTAGCTCATGTATTTCGCTACGGGTTTTAACTTTGTATAGTACTATACATTAGCATTTCTTATGCCATAATTCAGCATCTCTTATCGAAGTGTGGGTATCATTACCTAGTGGGCTTGACAGAAACTTTATGTTTGCTATATAATTATGTTACGTTTCTTAACAAACGAATGACAACTTCACAACCCAGTATGAAGAGGTACACAACCACTGAGTATGGTAAGCAGAACATCTTTGCTTCTGAACCAGAAATGAGAATGGTTGAGGACTATCAGGGCTACGGTCCACATGCAGAGCAACTTAATGGTCGCCTTGCTATGATAGGTTTCTTCGCACTCGTACATAACTACATCCTATTCGGAGCAGTTATACCAGGTATCTTTTAGATATCTAAGGTCTTTTACACCGCTAGTGTTGACCTCTAGCTACTTTTTAACCCTATAATCTAACAAAAGGAGAAAACAAATGACACCAGAAGCAGAAAAGTTTAACGGTTGGATGGCAATGATCGGATTCGTTGCAGCCTTCGGAGCATATGCTACAACAGGACAAATCATTCCAGGTATTTTCTAATGGACAATCCAACACAAGCAGATATCTTTTTCAGAGCAAACGGAAGGTTTACAATGGTAGCCTTCTGGGTAGCGATTGCTCTTTACACAAAGTTTACATACTTCGTGTAAAACTTAACAAAACTAAATAGTAATTCGTACCTTTATTTTAAAACGAAAACAAATGAGCGACTTTGTAGCCGCATCAGACAGTATATCACCTTTAACAGCCATATTGTGGTGCTTCTACCCTATGGCTGTTTTGGTGCTCGTAGAATTGATTCTACGTGCCGTTGATGACGATGATGATGACACCAACGGTGGGAAAGGTATGAGGGTACAGCAAATGCAACCTGTAACTGTACCAGCAGGTGCTTGACATAAGGTAAAAATACCTATATAGTATTGGAGTATTTTTACCTAGTCAAATGCCATTCATAATTTTTGGTTGCGTATTAGCAGCAACAGCATACACTAACGTATTTTCTTTTGTATTGCAATGATTTTTTTAATAAGCATCATGTCATTTGCAAACTTTGTATTCTATCCATTGGTGATAGGAACATTGGTTGCAGTAGTAATTGAACAGATCTTTAGAGCAAGAGGTAGTGAAGATGATCCTATAGCAGTACGTAATGTATTTGTTTCTATGGGTATCAGAAAGTATCTCTGGAGACAGGCATGGTTGTTTAATATTATATGGTTTGTTGGATACTTTATACTTTTAGTTACTAATAGACCAGGACAACAAGCAATGCCAGACATGATCTGGCAAGGATAAATGATTCCACTATCAGTTTTATTAACATCAATTCCTCCAGGCTCTAGGGATCTCCTAGAGTTTGGATTTTTTGTGTGCGTAGGTATAACAGCAGGTTCGCTAGGATTAATATGATAATAGTTTTTATAGTAGTTGCTTTACTAATACTTCTTGTAGGACTGGGGATATGGCAGACCTTTGGAGTTGGCGGTAAAGATTTAAGAGATCCCATCGGAGAACATGCAAAGATGCATGAGTTGGGAATAGCACACGGACACAATGAGAGACGTTCTCAGTAATTTTTCAATAAATAATTGTAACTATTGAGAGTTACAATGGCTACCTATACGGTTAAAGTAATCGACGCTGACGGCGTAGAAACAACAGCAGAATGTGATGACGAGACATCAATATTAGATGCTGTAGAAGAGGCAGGTGCTGATGCACCGTACTCTTGTCGTGCTGGTTCATGTAGTACATGTGCTGGTAAGATTGTAGAAGGCACAGTTGATCAAGAAGAACAATTCTTTTTGGATGAAGATCAATTAGAAGCAGGATTTGTGTTAACATGTGTTGCAAAACCAACAAGTGATGTTATAATAGAACTTGGCAAAGAAGAGGAACTCTACTAATGGGACAATTACATATGAGAGAACAATTATTAAGAGCAGTCTTAGCACATGCTCAAGGAGAGATTGCAAAGCATAGAGCAAACGTAGAAGTTTATCTAGAACATCCAGCAGGTATTGGAGAGCATTCAGATATTACTGAAGCAATTCAAGTAGAGTTGGATAAGATTGCTAGGTATGATGATCAAGTTGAGGTCATCAATAAGTATTTTAAAAACCCTAGTACCTAGTGCAACACTTCATTGAAGCATATAATGAAGCAGCAAACGTTGCTGCATGTGATAAAATTATAGAATACTTTGAAGGGTTAAAACATTTACATTCTAAGGGATGTTTCGCCAAAAATGGTGAATTAATTGTTGACCCTACAGTTAAAGATTCTACTGACATCACATTAGATCTTACAGAAGATAATATCTGTAGTGAAATTCTGGTGTCAGTTATTAATTTTTGTACAGAAAAATACAGAGAAAAATATCCTAGTGTAGATAAGATATCTAACTGGTCTTGTGATCCAAAATATAATATCCAAAGGTATCATCCTAATCAAGGATACTTTGGTACTCATTGTGAAGACTCCTCTCCTGTAACCAATAGAGTTATGGGGTGGAGTTTTTATTTGAATACTATTACTGATGGTGGTAGTACAGTATTTGATGAGTATGATTTAGAAATAAAAGCAGAGGCAGGTAAGTTTGCAATCTTCCCTGCTTACTGGACACATACTCATCATGGGATACCAAGTCCTACACAGACAAAATATATGTGTACAGGATGGTATACTTATGTTGATGACTTTCCAGCAGTGGAGGACTCATCATTTGTCAATTCATCTTGGTGACTTGACAGATGCTTAACATTGTGTTACACTAAATAGATTCGTGGGCAAATGCTCATAATATATTCCCCCTAACCGAGATCATGGGGTCACAATATCTCTCATCCTACCTTCAGATCAAAGGGTACTGAAGGATACCTAAGTTCCGCTGACTCCCTATCAGCCCTACTTACAGTTGCAATCATGACAACTCTTTCAAGAAAAGAGCAAGGGTTATTAGCTGGATGGTCTGAGTTTTGCGAGTGGGTTACAAGCACAGAGAACCGCATTTATGTTGGTTGGTTCGGTGTCTTGATGATCCCATGCCTATTGGCAGCAACAACTTGTTTCATCGTAGCTTTTATCGCTGCTCCTCCTGTCGATATCGACGGAATCAGAGAACCTGTTGCTGGTTCTTTAATGTTTGGTAACAACATCATTTCTGGTGCTGTCGTTCCATCATCCAACGCAATTGGATTACACTTCTACCCT